CAGGATAATCGGTGCAGATATTGCTGGTTTCGGTGGCAATAAATCAGTGTTTTGCTGTAGGCAAGGCAAGTGCGCATTTGATTTTGATTGCCATGCAAAAAGAGATACCATGTTCCTGTCTGGAGCCCTTGCAACAAAGGCTGACAGGTACGATCCTGACATGATCTTTGTTGACTATGGTGGCATTGGCCAGGGTGTCTGTGACAGGCTCAGGGAGCTTGGATTCCCGGTACAGGGAATAATGTTTGGCAACAAAACTAACGAAGAGATATATGGAAATAAACGCATAATGATGTGGGACAAAACCCGCGAATGGCTAGAGAAGGGAGGGGCTATACCCCCGATAAAAGAACTGAAGGCCCAGCTTACTAAGCCGGACTTCTTTTACCGATCTTCTGGCCAGTTGATGCTGGAAAGCAAAGACACTATTGTCGGTGACCTTGATTACGCCGATGCATTGGCACTTACCTTTGCCGCTCCTGTAGCAAGTAGAAAAGTTAGAATGCGTCTTCAGTTAAGGTCTAAGGATAACAAGGATTGGGATCCATTAAAATGATACGAGTAAAGCATAACTATCTGGGACTGTATTGCAATGGAGAAAATTACGGAGACGTTGCGATAGAAAAGTTTGATGGAGTCAACGGACCTATTGCTCATGTACATTGTGAAATATACATATGGACCAAAAGTACAGTTAGGAGGTTATTGAAAGATAAGGCAAGTGGATTCAAATATATAAAACAACAGGGATTCGTGGAAGTTTTGGCAACGCATTACACATTAGATGAGAAGTGGAAGAAATTCTGCAAGTTGTTAGATTTCCCCAAACCCATAGCATGTGTAGCGAGGAAACTATAAAATGGGCGTAGAAGCGATAGGATACATGATAATGATTGCAGGAATGGGAGCATCAGCTTATGCTGCAAACAAGCAGTCAAAGCAAGCTGGCGAGGCAAGAAAAGATGAAAAGGAATGGCAGCAAAAACAAATGGAACATCAGAAAAGTCAAGAGGACATCGTTTTAAAGAAACAAGATTTCCAAGTAAAAGAAAAGAAAAAACAATATTTATCAGGTAGTTCGGTCCTAGGCTAAGGGAGATATTATGGGAACTCAAACTGGTATGATGGGAATGCTCTCGGCGGGATCGAAGGCATTATACAGTGGTGTGGCCGCTGCCGGGAAGGGCGCACTGAATTATCTGAAAACACCCGGTGGTCAGAAAACGGTACTGGAAGCTGGGAAAATCGGGACGCAAATCTTGGTGGCAAGAAAGCGACGACACGAAGAGAAAAAGATGATAAAAAGCCAGAAAAAAGTAACAAGTAAACAGGAAAAGCTTCTGGCAGAAGAAAAAAAGCAAGCTATGGATAAGTTGAGATATCAACGGATGAGTAGAAATAATTTTGGGGAGTATTTGTAAGATGCTGGAAAAATTTAAATATCTGAAATCCCTGAGAAATCCATGGGAGTCGTATTGGGAGGAACTGGCCCATTACTTCCACCCTGGCCGGGTCGGGCTTATGTCCCCGGAAACTATTATCTTTGAGAAATCTAAGAATCTCTATGATACAACGGGATATTTCTGCAATCAGGTAGCCTCTCAAGGAATTTTCGGACATATGATGTCCCCCGCCCTTGATTGGTTCAAGCTCAAGATACTCGGACTTGAAGATGATTCCATTGTTGCAAAATGGTTGCAAGTAGTTGAGGGACATCTCTATGAAGCATTCAGGCGCAGCAACTTCTATGCAGAAGCCAACGTTATACTACTGGACGGGCTGTCCCTTGGAACTGGTTTTTTCTACATGGAAGAGAACGTGGCTGATCGTACTGTATTTTTCAAGACAATGAATCCAGGCACTTGCTGGATAGGTGAAAATCAGTACGGAAAAGTGGATACCTTATTCCGCAGCCAGATGTTGTACAAAAATCAGGCAGTGGAAATGTTTGGACCTGGTCACGAAAAGGGCATATACATTCACTGTGTTGAGCCAGAAGGGGGTGCTGATGGGATTTATACATCAACATGGTACGACGGCAACAAAGTTGTAAGACGAGGCCATTACAACCACTTTCCGTACGCTGTGTGGCGTAACATGAAAATGTCTGATGAGATGTACGGACGTTCACTTTCAATGCTTGCCTATCCGACGATGAAGGTACTTAATAATTTAAGAAAGACCATGCTACAGGCGGCACAACTTGCAATCAAACCACCTGTTAACGCTCCGGCGGGGGCCGCTGTGGACCTGACCCCGAATGGCATTAATTGGTTCTCCAATCCAGACGAAGTGATTCGCCCGGTCAACATGGGTGTTAACTATTCTATTGGCAAGGACCAGGAAGAGACACTGACACAGAGAGTGAAAGACTTTTTCATGATCGATCTTTTCATGATGATTTCCCAGCAACAACAGGCAATGACGGCCACTGAGGTTTTACAAAGAGCTGGGGAAAAGGCCGCAGTCCTTTGTAGTGTAATCGGGAGAATTACCACAGAGTTTTTGTTTCCGGTTATCGAAAATGTATTTGCTATTGAACTGAAAGCTGGCAGACTTCCACCGGTGCCTGAGCAAATAGAGGACATGGAACTGGACATTGACTTTCTGGGTCCCCTGGCAGTAGCACAGAAAGTTCTATTTACCTCAAAGGGGGCCTCACAGAGTCTTGAGGCAATCACCCCTATATTGCAGATGGTGCCAGAAACTGCACAGAATTTTGATTGGGATATCCTTGTGAGAACAACGGCTCAGAACCTTGGATTTCCGGCTACAGCCATTAAAGACGCTGAAGATGTTAAGACGGAACGAAAGAAACAGCAACTGGTACAAGCGGCACAGATGGCAGCAGAAGCTGATGGTGAAGGGGGGGCAAACCCAGAAACGGCAAAAAGACAACAACCCGGAGGGCAGACATAAATGAGAGTTTTTCTCGGCGGAACGTGTAATGAAAGTACTTGGCGAAACCGAATGAAGATATACCTATACACCGAAGGAATTGATTATTTTGATCCAGTAGTAGAAGATTGGGACGACACGGCACAGGCCAATGAAATAAGGGAACGTAAAGAGTGCGATATATGTCTCTACACTATTACACCCAAAATGACTGGCGTATATTCAGTTGCTGAAGTAGTCGATGATAGCAACAAAAGACCAGACAAAACTGTCCTGGTAATTCTGGCATCAGATGGCAAGATGTCTTTTGGCCGTGGACAAAAAAAATCACTATTTAATGTGTCTAAAATGGTGAAAAGAAACGGTGGACAGATTTTTGATTCACTTAAAGATGCAGCCGTATGGATGGGAAAAAATAAATAGGGAGGGAACGATAACCCATGGATAAAAAGAGCTGGATTACATAATTCAAAAAGAGGGAAGTGTAATAATAATTTGCATCCAATATGGGAAAAGAAGTTCTCACTTACTTGTTATGGCGATTAAATTTTTTCAACGCATCGCTGAAAACGGAGGCAGACATTATAAAACACAACTTTGCCATGGAATTAATAGAGATGGTAGGGACCAATAATACAAGAGCGACGATAAACACTATCGTAGATGGCATATTAAAACTTGAAACGGAGGATTAAAGAATGAGTGATGAGAGTATCCTGAGTGGCCCTTCTGAGGACAACCGCGAAGGTAACGAGACGAATACACCGAACCCTGAAGAGGACAATTCGGCAAACAACACGAATGGCAACGGTAGTGATGGCAAGAAAGAAGCTACTGAACCCGATGTGTGGGGCGGAGTTAGCGACGAGTACAAGGAAAAAGTCTCCAAGTTCAAAGATGTTGACGGCCTTGCAAAGGGCTATACTGAATTGGAGAAAAAGCTCAGTGCTGGCAAGAAAGTCCCGGAGACAGACGAGGAAAAAGAAGAAATGTATAAGCTGCTCGGGAAACCCGACAAAGCAGACGACTACAATCTTCCACCACTCACTGAGGGAGAAAACCCCTTGACTGACAAATTTGGCGAAACCGCCCTTAAACTTGGCTTGTCACGTGAACAAGCCGAAGGTGTTTACGGATGGTACGCTGAAGAGTTCGATACGCTAAACAAGTATACCGAAACCCAGAAAGAGGAGACTATAAAAACCCTCAAGTCTGAATGGCAAGACAAGTATACTGAAAATGTTGAACTTGCTACAAGGGCTCTTACGAGTGCATTCCCCGACAACACGATAGAAAAGCTCGGGAAAATGGGCCTTCTAAACGATCATGGCTTTATAGCGGCAATGGCAAAGCTGGGAACGGCAAATGCTGATGACACTATAGGAAATATTAATCCAAAAACAAGGGAAGTCGAACGTACTGAGGCAGGAATGCCCATGCTAAGTTTCCCTTCTATGAAGGAGTAAAAAATAATGGCTACTTTGGACGCATACGGACAGTTGACTCTGCTTGAGCTTGCAAAACGAAAGGACCCTAACGGGGACGCTGCAAGCATAGCTGAAATTATGACTGAAACAAATGAGATTCTGATTGACGCAGTGTGGGGCGAGGCCAATAACACGACTACTCACAAGGTCGTGCGAAGAGACAGCTTGCCTTCCGGTTCTTGGCGTTCGGTCAATAGTGGTGTTGCGAAGGAAGCTTCAACCACCACCGAAGTGAACGAACCCATAGGTCTGCTTGAATCCTATTCTGAG